TCCCCGGACTGTCGTCCGGGGTTCGTTTGCTTTTGTTTTGTTTTTTTGCTTGTTAGTTTGTTATTTTGACCTGCGCCTGTATTAAATAACATATCAAATGACTTTGCGTCTCTTGCGGATATGTGATTGTATAACCTGAATAATTTGCATTTATGCTTATGTTTCCATTGTGTGCTTTTGTGGCATATATGTTTTCTATCCCCGCTAACTGTTCGCTTGTCAGCTCTCCTCTTGCGTATTTATCAATAAGCTCCTCCGCTGCGTCTAATTCGTAACTTGCTGGTAACATTATAAAATTAGATCTAATGTCCGATATTAAATCACATCCTGTCAATGCCTGAATTTGGCTTTTTTGTATAAATGCGTCTGTTCCTGTGCCTGATGTGTATATGTGCCCTATTTCTGTTATTGTTACATTTTTAACCGCTGCGCCTAAAGCTGTGACTAGGTCTCTTGCTTGGTTGACTAATGCTGCTAACTCTGCGCTCCTTGTATTTGCGTTGTCGTTGTATGCGTTATATTTGGTTGTCGCGTTTGAGTTGTATGTGTTTGTTTTTTCTTCTGCATTAGAATTATATGCGCTCGTCTTATTCTGTGCGTTAGTATTAAATGTATTTAGCTTTGTTTCGTAATTCGTATTAAATGCTGTTGTCTTTTCTGTTGCGTTCGCATTGTATTCGCTTATCTTACCTTCAAATGCCTGCGTCTGTTCCTCCAGCTCTTCCTCGACTGTCTGCACCGCGTCGGTGACCTGCTGTTTATACTCGTTTACTTCTGTGCGATACTGCTCAACCTGCGCGTTATAATTGCCGGTTAGCGCCCAATATTCGTCATTGGTTGGGGCTACACCTGCCGGGACTGCTTGCTTGCTTGTGTAGCTTGCACCCTCGTATAATACTATTGTTAGTGGTTCATATGCCTTTGTTGCGTCGTATGGGCCCATTATTAAAGGTACATAACGCGCTCCTATATATGTGTTGTATGTTTCCATTATTTAATCCTCCTTAAAATCCTATATCGTATGTAATTGCCTTTGTTTCGCCTGGGCTAAACGTGATCGGGGTGCCTAATACTGTTCTGTCTAACATTATGGTTGCGTTTTCACTTAAGGCGCTTGTGCTTAATTTAATTCCTAACGCTGTTTCTGTTATGCTGATGTTTTCGCTTGTCGGATTGTTAAAGGTGAATGTGTACACTTTAGTATTGCTTTCTGTTTCAGAAGCGACCGCCGAACTACATGTAAGGTTGTCATCTTGCTTTTCAAGCCAATAATCTTCCGCTGTTGCTGCTGTTGTTCCCGTTCCTAGCCTGCAAAATATTTTATTATACGCACTCTCGCCGCTACTGGTTGTGTATGGGTTGTTAAATACGTTTGTGAGCGCGCACATTACTCTTGTGTCGGTTGTTGTTGTTCTTTCTGTTCCTGCTGCGTCCGTCATTGTGAAAGCCTCGGATAAGCTTGGCTGATCGCTTCCCATTGTTGATGAGTTGAAGATCGCTCTTGTAAGTATTTTTTTAAAATTATTTGTAAACATATATTTATACCTCACTTTCATACACGTTAATAGATAAGGTTAATTTATTAGTCGTGCCTGCTGTTACTTTTGTGCTCTGTGTTCCGCTACTTATCCCCTCGATTTCGCTCGCCATATCTACGGGATAAATACTCTCAGTACTTCCCGTTTTAGTTCTTATAGCGTGCGCTATGTCTTGAAAAATGCTTGTTAAGCTCATGTTCTACCCCCTTAATATGCTGTGTTTATTACGTTTGTAATTGCGTTTGCGATAGCTGTGTCGGTTTCAGTCTTGGTATAATAGTTGTCAAATTTTTCCATAATTTGCACCACTGTTGTTTCAACTTCTGTCATGCGTTGTTTTAGATCTTCAATGTCGATTTGTATTTGTGCAATTGTTCCGTCGGTCGTGTCCGCGCGTTCTTCTAGGCTTTCAATGCGTTCTATAATCTCGCTCATATCTTGAAAAAGACCTCCTTTCAATAAATAACAGATTGCATCATGCTGCGTTTTCTTATATTTTTCTTGAATTTCTTCATAAGTTAAAAGCTCATTGAAATACATTTTATACCTCCTTACCATTTAAGGAGTAAATGGCCATAAAGCGGATCATCTGCAGTCATGATTGTATCAAAGGATATAAACTCCCAACTTTCAGGTATCATCGTGCAAAAATATCCGTCATTTGTTAATCCGAAAAAGATATATTTAACTATCTTTTTAATGATTGCCGGCGCATTGTTATCCATCCATTCCTCTAATAATGACACATATATATCGGAATAGCCGCCATTTTTAATTTTTTCAATTTCTGCTTGTAGGGCTGCAATGTCTTTTTTGATGTCGTCAACAGTCAGATCATAGCCGTCTATCTTGTCGCTGAATTTCTGCACATCTGAAACAAGTCCGTTAACATATTCTACCAATTTACATATTGTTTCGTAATAGCTGAGACTTTCATCATAGACAAGCGGCAACACCTTTTGACAGAAAAATCTGAAGCTTTTATATTTTGCCATTTTTTCAACCTACTTTTTATTTTAATTTACCATAAATTTAAGAATAAATCACTTAAATTTTTGATAATTAATTCATCAATATTAAGTAATACATCTCTATATTTTTGGAGCATTTCCTGATACGTTTCAGAGCCTTGCTTGCCCTTTGTTGTCGTTTCTGTGGTCTTATGGTCTGTCCTTCCGTATTCGGTCGTGTCTGTTCGGCCATAGTCCGTGGTATCTGTTCGGCCATAGTCCGTGGTATCTGTTCGGCCATAGTCTGTGGTATCTGTTCGGCCATAGTCTGTGGTGCTTGTTGCGTCCGTCTCTTCTTTTCCTTTTATTTTTGTGTTGCTGTTTGTGTCTGTTCTTCGTCCTTCCTGATATTCCAAAAGTGATACGGTTTTCTTTGCTGCGTCGCCTGTTCCGTATTGGGTTACGGACTGCGTTGAACGTCCTTCAAATTCTTTTTTTGTCTCGACTGTGTCGTTACTTGTCGCGCTTGGATATGTTGGGGTTGTGGTCGTATGTTTGTATGTAGTTAAATAATTGCCAGCTTCAACGCCACTAACGCCATTCTGTGGGGTGTCTGAGTATTTTTCAACAACGTCATCTGAATGATTTAAATGCGTTTTTTGTGTCTCTTTTTCCGCTCCTGTTGGGGTTTCGGTGGTCGTCACTTGTCCGGTTTCGGATACGGTTGTTTGTTCTCTTCCGTATGGTTTTACATTCTCGGAAAAATCTGTATTGTTTTCCGTATTTTTATCAATATCATTAACAGTTTTATCTTGACCGCCTGCCGTGGTCTTGTCCTGGCCGCCTAACGTGCTGACATCTTGACCGCCTGCCGTGGTCTTATCTTGACCGCCTAACGTGCTAACGTCTTGCCCTCCAGCTTGTCCTTGTTCTTGTCCTTCAACTTTGAAATCCGTATTGATAAATGGATTAAATTCAAATGTCTCTGATTCATAAAGCTTGTTATAATACGGCATTATTTCGGACATTCTATTGTTCAGGTATAATTTAAATAATCCAACTGTCTCAAAGCCTATCTCGCGAGTGTAATAATGCTTCAATATTTTTTTCTCAAGCTCGGCGCGGTGATTTTCGTCAAATATCGGATAATTTGAAAAAATTTTTTTTCTTGCTTTTTCAACAATTTCATCAACATCTTCAAAGCCTGTTGACTCGTTAAGCCCTGCATAATGCTCGCATATATACCTAACTTCCGTTGTATACTTGCTCATTTTCGCCCTCCTCTTCTCCTTCTAGATCCACTTCGTCCCCTGGAATTGATAGATCTGTGTCGCTGAAGTTTCTAAAATTAACCGTTACCTCTTCCTCTAATTCATCCCCCCAAATTCGATTAATCTTCTTTGCAGCTTCCTGCCTTGGAATAAGTCGCGTGTATCTGCTGGCTATCGTTCCTCCCATCTCCTGCATTACTTCATCTTTGATCATTCTTTCTTTTTTCTGAATTGTGACATTAGAAACGCCTACAAAGGTGAGAGCCTCGTTCCATATGCGAGTTTTTAGGTCGTGAATGTTTTCAGCTACATAAGGCGCGCCGGTGCTTAAAACTTTAAAGCCTTCCTCGTTAAAATCGTCATAAGCAAATATAAAAGGCGCGTTGCCGTCATATTGCATATAAGCGTTTTTAAGCGTCATTTTTTGCGACTCCGGGCATTTTATTAATACGGGTGTCTTTTGTGCGTTGATATTAACGTCTACAACTCTATCCATGTTCCAAAGACGATCCGCATAATATCGAATCCCTGGGATTATGGAGTTTTTTAAAACATTATCGTAAATAATAACTGAATTGTTCTCGTTTGCTCTGCATTTGTATCCGTTGTTTGCATAAGCCGTTCGTTTAATCGGATACATATATTTATTATATTTTGATTTTAAAACCCATGGTAATCCAAAAATACTCTTATTCGTTCCCTCTATGTCTTTTATAATATCATCCTGAAAAATCAACGCGCTGCCTCTATCCGTGATTGTCTTTTCTAAATACCAAACGTCAACCGATTCCGGCAGTCCGTTCCATTCAAAAACCGACATTGCAATCGAGAAAAGCCTATCGAAATATAAATTGAATGAGTTATTATTTTTTCTTAAACTATCAGAAAAAAGCGTTCCTTTTCTTCTTTTTCCCATTTTAACCTCCTTTTTTAAATTGAATTATCAAGGCTATAATTTCCGACTTCTGCAGCATTTCGCCAATATGTCAAACCTGAGTCAAAAAAGCTTTGACACCTTGCAATCGCATCCGCCGGCATATTGCCCACAATCTTACAACCTCTTGTTTTTACATAATTCCAATGCGGGCGCGCTGAGATATTCGGCACCTTGACCGCATTTGTTGCATAGCCGTAAACGCTGAAAAAATCATCAATCTTTTTAATGCAAGCGTAATCCGGCGCGCTTACTCTGAATGTAAATTTATATAAACCTTTTTTATATTTCATGTAACCATTTGATCCGGCTAGGCCGCTTACTGTGTCAGGCTTAAATTTTACATCTTCAATGCTTGCTCGTTGGCTTGCGATACCTTCAAGATTTCCCAAGATTCCGCCGGCTGCACTTAGTCCGCTGCCCTCTGCTTTATATGCGTTCATATTAGCATCTGCCGGCATTCCTGTCATTGCTCCGGCTGAATGCAGTCCGCCGGTTATGGCCTGCGCTAAATTAAACGCTGAGTTTAGCTGCGTTATTCTTATTGAATTTTGATTTTGATTAAGAAAAGCCTGATAGTTGTCAATTGTTAACGCGCATTGTGGCATTGCTCCGAGACTTAAGCCGTTGTTGTAGTTTGTTCCTTGACTTCTAAAATTAACCGGGAATAAACACACGCTCGGCTCAACATCTATGCATTCCACTAAATTAAAATATTGGTTCTCCTGATCCGGTAGTAAAAAATCTTCAAGTGAGAAAATCATTTGCTCACCGTCCGCGTTGGTGATTGAAATTTTATAAAATTGCTCAGTAAAGCATTTTTTATTTTTCGGAGTATATCCGTTAATTGTTCCATCATATAGATCAATCGCATATTGAGTGTCACGAATCCCTCCATGAGTATTGTATCCAGGCTGTCCATATTGCGAAATAATGTTTGTTGCGCTTGTTTCCGGAATTAATCGGATGCCCCAGGTATTGGCGCCTCCGTCTCCTCCTCCATAAATCGCATCATATAAAACGCCCATTTCATCAGAGCAGCTAAAATCCTGGCTGATCCATGCTCCTTGTGTGTAAGTTTCATTTCCGTAAGGCATAAATGCCGTTTGACTTGCCGCTTTATTAATACAATATGCGTGCATAAATGGGAGATTTATATATCTGACTTTTGTATCTTTTGCCCTGTTTCCGATTGGAACCGGCTCCGGTTCTGTGTTCTGCGTGATGGTGTCAACTGTACTATGTTCTCTTTCAACATAACAACTTTTTAACCCTGATTGCACCTGATCGCCCCAGGTCTGAAGGTCGTCAACCTTAAAAATAACGTCAAAAGTAACATTGTTTATATATTTTACTTCGATAACAAATGCATAAATATATTTTGTTGAGAATCCTTGATTTTCAAAGATTATATAATTGCAATTGATATAATTTTCAATATTTCCTTGTATTCTAACGCGCTCCTCGTCTTTTCTAATATATGAAAGTCCGTTTAATGTCAACACGGCTTTACTATTAAAATATGACTGTCTAGCCGCTTCATTTGCAAAAAATATTGTATTTTTTTGACTCGGATCAAGCGGAACCCCACGACACAATTTTAAAATACCTTGTGGTTGAATTATCGACATTTTTCGCCCTCCTTTTTTGTTTTTATTTTACCTTAAAAGCAAAAAAAAAACAATGCAAGCTGGCATCTGATTTGCATTGTTTTTTTTCATAAGTTTTTAAAGGGTGATTTTGAAATCCTTGCGTATAGGGTACATTTGTATTATATGTTTTTTTCTTCTTTTTGTCAAATTGTTTTTTATTGTATTTTTAAAATAAATTAAATCAAAACTGTTGACTTCTTTCAATTGTAATGATATAATTACATTAACAAATAAAGAAAGGACACCGAAAGGGTGAAGGTGGTTAACATGACACACACTTTAAGAACATATTTAGACTATTTTGATAAAGTTAGTAATGTTACTCTTTATTTTGGAGAACATAAAATAAATATTGAATTTTATAAAAGCGGCTCTTATGCACTTATTAAACAATTTAGAAATTTAAAATTTGAGTTTGTTAACCTTTACAAAGATACATTAACATTAAAATTAATTTAGGAGGACGGAATGAGATGCAACCGTGTTAAATGGTCAAAATAAAAAGAACCCCTTAAAGGGGCTCTTTTTTTTAGAAAAATTTAGAAAGAAATAGAAAAACATGAAAAAGTTGCAATATGTAACTATGTTTTTATTCTACATTTTTTTTATGAAATTGTCAATGTTACCGTTGCAGTTTTTGTTGAGTCAAAAACAGATGTAATTGTAATTGTTGCTGTACCTGTCGCATCTTCTGCAATCTTTACAAGTCCACTTGCGTCAACTGTCACCTTGTCGTTATTACTTGCGTAATTAACCGCCTGAGGTGCATAATTTGACACATTAACAGCGATCTGCAATGCAAGGGTGCTTCCTGGGGCAACTGTGGCAGTTGCCGGAGTAACTGAAATACTGTTTACTGTTGGCGCTCCTGGCACAAATAAAACAGCGTTCTCGAACGGAGAAATAGATAGAGTTTTCCAATTATGTAGCCAATAGTTACGACTTAACCCTTCTCCGTTCTCAAGGTCTCGCATTTCGATTAAGTTATCATAGATCATTAAAAAATCTTCTGACATTAAAATCAACGGGATCTGATTCAATGCGGTCATTTCTGCCGCTGTAAATTCGTGATAAGTCGCATCTGTATCCTCGAACAATTCTGCAATCAATTCGGTGTCAAGGTCTCCGAATCCGTCAACAACAATTTTTCTTTGTTCAAATTCATCAATTGACATATTGAATGCTACTGCGAGCACCTTTACATCAATAAGCGCATCCGCTGCGGAATCAATCAATATCACCTGATCAGACTTGTCTGTCTTTGTTTTAACCTTTGCAATGTTATATTTTGATTTCATGAAAGTGAAATCGTTAGACGCTTTTTTAACTGCAATAACTAAATCCTCCGCGGTTGCTCTATCTGTAGGAGCTACAATCTCAGTAGGATATATAAAAGAGTTCAATATTGTTTTTGCAATTAAATATTTTGAAGCCTGATACTCGGCATAGTTTGCTCCGGTTGTTAACTGTTCAATTATTTTTTCAATTAAGTCAATAACTCCGCCCTCATTCAAAAAGGCCTGCTTGATATCATTATCCTGAACAGTTGTTTTGAAAAATTTCTTGTAGTTAATTACGTGAAAAGCGCTCTTGATGTCCGGGAGTTCTCTGTTAAATACATTTGTCTCCGCGTATTCCGGATCATACTGCTGAGGTTTTGCCATTTCAATAAAAATTTCCTCGGTTGATTCTCCATAATCTAGAATTCCTTTTTTTAGGACTGCAAGCGGACTTTCGTATAATTTCGATTTTATCAAAACTCGTCCGATTCTGTTCACAAGTGCATTTCTAAATTCGTTTAATAATGCAGGGAAATCCATCAATACAGCTCCGATTGATTTAATTACTTCTGCATTGTTTGTTGCGATTGGCACCTTGTTTTGATAATTTGTTGATGCGTTGTTTCTAATTGCGTTTAAAATATCAACTGACGCGTTAGTGATAGTTAGTGATCTTGGAATTGTTGGCATTTATTAATCCTCCTTTTTCTTCTTCTCTTCAAATAAATCCTCGTAAGTTACATTTTCGGCGCGTTCTTCTTCTGTCTCTTCTGTTTCTTCTGCATCTTCTTTTTCTTCTTCCGGCTCTTTTTCTTTTTCTCCAGGTTCGGAAAAACGCTCGGCGTATTTCTTGCGCCACGATTCGTCTAGCTCTTTATATTTAGCTTCCCAATCTTCTCCCCCTTCTCCTTCTTCTGTCTCTTCTTTTTCAACTTCAACACTATCCGAAATATCTTCAAGAAGCTCAATGGCTGCGTCGCTGGTCACATCTTCGCCAGCGTAATTTTTAAATTTTTCAATGAGTTCCTCTTTTGTTAATCTCATTTTTTAACCTCCTTTAATTTTTTATTTACAAGACTTTGAATTTTTTTAATATCAGAATCAGAAAAACCTAATTTTTTTAGTTTTTCTTTTCTTTCGTCTCCGTTCCCATATTTCCCTCTTATAACTTCATTTATAAGATTGTCTGTAATTTCCGGTTTTTTCTTTTTTTCAAAATATCTTAAATGATACTTCCATCCCCCGGACGGCGCATAAAATTTTCTTGTGCAAATTTCTTTGCCAGTCTGATCTCCTGTTCTACCGCCTGAAATTCTTCCGTTTTCATTAATTGACGCGTGAACAATGTTGCCATTTCCACACATCATTATGACGTGATCCCCAGGATTTAAAAAAATATCTCCCGGCTTTTTTTCCGGATCCGTGACAATCTGAAAGCCTTCTTTTACAAGCTGGCTCAAAAGATTTCTTGTTGTAGAGTTTTTATTGATTTTAAAACCGCCCTGAATTAATGCAGCGGCAACAAAAGAGCTGCAATCATAATCCGGGCCCGTTCTATTTTTCTGATCATATCCATGACTATTATCATTCGCTGTTTTAATAGCCCAATCTAGCGACTTCAATATATTTTTCAAATTTAATCTCCTCTTTTCACTAAATAATCATATAACTGTTGTATAATCTTGGTATTATTTTCTATTGCTTTTTTGTTCTCTTCAAGTGTTGTCTTTCTTTCTTCGTTTAAAAAATTAATCTGCCTTGTTGTATTTTCGTTATTTTTTGCTACAAACCATCCCATACATATACACGCTGCTATGGGAAAACCAACATTTGAAATTAAAGTGATTAATGTGTTTGCGTCCATTTTTCTCCCTTCAAAATGTTTCACGTGAAACATTTTTGTTTTTATAATATAATAAAAACAAAAAAAATGCAAGGAAGGAGTTGTTTTTTTTGGAGTTTTACTCTAGTAAAAAATTACTAAGTCAAAAAGATTGCAGGGGATTAACCCCCGAAATTTTTATAACACAGTCAACAAGAAGCGCGGGAAAAACAACGGAATTTTCTCATGTTTTAGTTGACGACTTTTTAAAAAAGGGCTCAAGGTTCGGAGTGCTTTACAGATACGATTATGAGCTTGAGGATTGTGCCGACAAATTTTTTAATGATATAAAAGAGATATATTATCCATCTAGCGAAATGATAAGTGTTTCAAGGTTGCGCGGAAAATATCACGAGCTGTGGTTAGATAATGATTTATGTGGATATGCTCTCTCCATCAATTCCGCGGATACATTAAAAAAATATTCTCATTTTTTCAATTCAATTGATCAAATGTTTTTTGACGAATTTCAAAGCGAAAGCAATAATTATTGCTTTAAAGAAATTAAAAAATTCCAATCGCTGCACACATCCATTGCAAGAGCTCCAGGTAAACCCGTCAGATATGTGCGCATGATTATGTGTTCTAACCCTGTGAGCATTCTTAACCCATATTATGCCAGCATGGGCATCAATGAAAGACTTAGAAAAAATACAAAAATTCTCCGCGGTGATGGGTATGTTTTGGAAAATTATCACAACGAAAATATTCTAAATGCGCAGGAGCTCTCAGGATTCAACCGTGCTTTTGCAAAGGATGAATATCAAACATATATATCTCAAGGACTTTACCTCGATGACAACAGCTCATTTATTAAATCTATGAACGGCCGTTCTCGTTACCTGGCGACAATCAAATTTAGAGGAAAGCTTTTTGCGATTCGTGAATATGAAGAAAGCGGAGTTATTTATTGCGATAAACGTGCCGACAAAACAAACAAAAATAAACTTGTATTAGATGTTAACGACCATGACATTAATTTTGTAATGTTGAAAAAAAATGATTTTTTCATAAAACAATTAAGATATTTTTTTGATCGTGGTTGCTTCAGATTCAAAGATTTAGAATGTAAACAAACAATTCTGCAGCTATTGAGTTATTAATTTTTTTATGTTAAAATAAAAAAGATAGTTATCGGGATTGCAAAAAGTCGTGTTGATACAGTCCAAAGCTGACGGCCTTTTGAGAGCCTTGTTTATCATATGGCCTTTCTTGACTCTATCAAAAAAACCCGGCTAAAGTGCCGGGCTTTTTTTGTTTCACGTGAAACATTTTTATTTTTTTAATGATAAAATTGTATCGTTTAAAATTTCAATTAATTCCTCATTTTTTTTATGTTCCGCTTTATAATTCATTAATTTTTTTTCTAAAATTTTAATTTCAGAATTCAAATATTTTAATTCTTTAAACTTTTCAATTATACTAAAAATCAGAAACGCAACAACCATTATTGCCAGCGTTAAAAAAAACCAAATTAAAAAAATCACATTAAACATCTTTAGGGATCACCTCTTTAATTCTTCCATCATCATCAAAAACCGGGCTATAATATTTTTTTTCTTTTGCAAATTTACAGCCCGGACACTGTTCCCTCAATTCCATTGAGTTATTACATCTTAGAGCCTGACATTCATATAAATAACTATCAAAAAAAACACAATTTCTATTGATTTCTTTCACTTTTTTCACCTCCGTATTTTTCCACAATTTTTCTACATTCAACCAAATAGCTATATAGTTCCGGAGTATCATTTTCAGAAATTGGAGTTTCTGCAGTTCTTATTAATACTCTTCGAAAAACCGTTCTAATTGTTCCATTAATGCTAATATTATTTTTTTTCAATAATTCAATATATTCAATAATGTCCGCGTCTGTTTTTTTATTAAGTCTTAAACAGATTTGAACGGTGCTTTTTTTATTGTATTTATTTTGTCGCTTCATTTTTTCCCTCCATCTTTATACCACATTTTGGGCAGTAATTCCATGTGTTTGTATCTTTATATATCCAAACGCTCTCCTTACATTCTGAACACTCGCAAATATTGCCAAATCCGAACTCTTCAGCTACTACCCAATGCCCTGCCTTTGGCTCTTGCTTCAATAATTTAATTGCGCTATTCATTGCAAAATTAAAACTATCTAAATTTACATCACATATTACAGTATCATTTCTAAGAGTAAGAGCTTGCTCTTTTAAAAGAGTTAACATTTTTATAGTTTCGAACCTTATTGAATAATACTCTTTTTTGTTACCTTTGAAAGACTCTTGATTTAATGCGTCAATTGCCACATCTAAAGCTTCTCTAATCTTTCGGTCTGAAAATCCGCATTCTTTATATTTCCATAACGCTTTTAAAACTTTTACTGCATCTTCTCTTGTCATGTTATACCTCCTTAATATACTTCAATTCCGTATTGTTCAAAAAATTCCTCCATGTCGGAAATATCCCAATTACCGAGCTCTATTTCATTATCTTTCAAATATTCTTCAAATTCATCACCTAAATATTCACTTAAAGATATAAGGCAATTTGCTTCTTCGTGATATATTTTAAATTTTGTGTAAATTATGAAATCTCCAACATATACCGGATTTTTATCAAGGACTTTCAAAAATTCATCATATGAATCTATATTACTTACTAAATATTCTTTATATTCAGAAAAAATTTCATATACACCTAACTCAGTTATAATATCGTCATTAATTAATATAATTCCCTGATGTGCCTTTTTTTTATGATATTCTCTTTCAACATCAATTCCCCACTCTTCAATTTTTTCAATCATTTCAAAATCAATCATATTTGAACCCCCCTAAATTCTAACTCCGAGCCTCATGCAGTTAGTTTTTGCATCGCAAAACTTTATCCAGCTTTCATTTGTCATGTTCTCTAAATAATTTTTCTTTGCTTCCTTGTATTCTCTTAATGCTATTTCTTTTGATGTGTATTTCATATTTTTTCACCCTTCACCTTTCCGGTGTTCCTTTCTTTATTTGTTAATGTAATTATATCATTACATTTGAAAAAAGTCAACAGTTTTGAATTAATTTATTTTAAAAATACAATAAAATACAATTTATGGATTTTTCATATAATCGAATATGGTTCTTTGTGCTGTCGATTCGTTAACTCTTTTAATTGCTTTTTCATAAAACACTTTATCTTTTTCACATCCTAAAAAATCGCGGCCTGTTTCATGTGCTGCAACGAGCGTTGTTCCGCTTCCAGCACATGGATCAAATACAAGCTCTCCCGGACGCGATAAATCATTGATTATATTTTTAATTAAATTTAAATTTTTTTGTGTCGGATGATACTCTTTTGATCCTGCATTTTCAACATATATATTTTTTTTAAATTCCGCATTAAATGCGCCACCGGGTTTTTTTATTACAATTGCATTTTCTAACGACGAAATATAAAAAGTTTTTCCATTAACCGGCATTGGGTTATTTTTTAAATAAACAACTTGTCGAATGCTTATTTTTTCATTCTCTTTTATTTTTTTATTTTTAAAAAATTGAAATATTAAACTCATTTGTTCGATTCCGCAAAATATAAATATATTACCTTTTGAAATTCTTAAACATTCTTCACAAAAATTTTCTAAATCAAATGTCACAATATCCGCATTTCCCAAGCTTTGAAATCTGTTTGCAAATTGTTTTCTTTCATTATCCTTAAAATCATTTACCCCCCCATAGGGGATATCAGTCAATATCAAATCAACGCTATCATTTTCAAGTTTTTTAAAAAATTCCATACAATCAACATTAATAAATTTACGCATTTTACCTCACATATCAAATAAAATTATTATAAAAATTAAAAGAATAATAAAAAAACCATCAACTCAACTCCCGCATTTTATATTCTTCTTTAATCAACACCGCGCCGCCTTTTATCTTTTTTTGTTTAAGATTTCCCGGAATCGTAAGACCTGGGCGCAAGTCCTCGACCTTGTGACCTTTTTTAATATATTCCTTTTCATCCTGATCAAGTCGCAGCTCTTCCAATTCTTCCACATTTTCCCCAATGCTGGCCAAAAAAATTTTTTTGCAGCGTTCAGAAAGTCCGGCACATTTTAATATATATTTTTTTGATTCTTTATCTTTTTCTATATAGCCTTTTTTCCTGAAGAAATAACCCTCGCTCCAATCTGCTTCTATCTTCCACGCTCCAAGCTCTTTTTTATCAATTTTAATATTTTTCAAATCCTTCTCAGTCGTTCCATCGCAATGAATTGAGTCGGTGTCAGAATAGCAAAATCCCGGTTGATCTGCTCCGTTATAATTTGATTGCGCTTTGTTTATAGTTTCCCAGCGCGCATATGCTGTTATTGCCGCGCCTATTGGAATGTATCCGCCTTGTAGCTCGAATTCGATATAATCATAAAACAATACAACTCCATCCTCATTTTTAAAGGGTACTTTATAACTTGAGTTTCTCGATTGTGCGAATTTTCCGGCTAAATTGTTTAAAAAAAGCTTTGCAACTTGTCGCTCCGCCTCGCTTTTTGCGTGCTCTTTCAAATATGCATATTTATTAATGTAATCATCAAACAACCCTATTTTTTTCTCAAAAAAACAACCACTCAAGATTTTAAAATTATAAATGTCATAATGTTTTTTAAATAATTTGAAATCTGTTTCGGTTAACGTTAACTCAACCGTTGCAGGTTTTAAATTGCCGTCAAAATCGCGATATTTATCGTAATATTTGCCCTTATAATATATATCAGACGTTTCAAGAGCCTTCTGACCGTTATAATTTAAATTATTTTTTACTCTTATAAACGGCAAAAACCCATCTTTCAATTTAAATTGACATTCGAATTTTAAAAACACGTAATATTTACCAGGGTTATTTTTTACCTGATCCGGAATTTTTCCTACAAAAAATTGAGGAGTTCCGACCGGGTAAGCGTTCCCACTTTTCGAGTGCATAACATACGAATAAAGGCCGTTGCAGTCCGCTGTTATCCCATCTTTTAATTTTTTATGCATTTTCCCAGGTACAGCATACACCCATCCTCCGAAATAAGATTGATTAATATATGCATATGCATTTAAACATCCAAATATATCAGGATCTATATAATAATCAAATAGATTTTTTATATAATTTTTGTATTGAAAATATGAGTCCCTTGAATCCATTCCGAGGGTGTTTCGCCATTCTTTCCAACACATAGAGCCGATTGTCAAGCCGTCAATCCTTCCATCGTTCGCGGTTGCAAATTCTTCCAAGCCTTTTTTTAATATCAACACATCATTTTTTATATATTCCATTTCTTCAGCTGTTGCAATGTATCCCGGTTCGCGCTTTTTTTCATAGTCAATAGTTCCCTTTTTTAAATCCATGTTGAATTTTTCAGCTATCTTACTAATTGAAATTGGCAAAATTTTATATGAATCTAAAATAATTATATATTTTTTATCAGGTTTTTTTATTTTTATGCCGAACCACTCGCCCGCCGAATTGATTAATAATCTATAAGTTGACGAGCTCATTGCCTTATCATCATAATATCTCCACCCTCTTTTAGTTTGAAATCCTGACATTTTTAATTTTTTATGATTAAGTAAAAAATCCACCCAAAAAGAGCCGTCAAATTTTAAATTATGAAAATATAAAACCGTGTTACAATTTCGAATTTTCCAAAAATAATTAAACATTTCTTCTATATCAAAAAAATACTGTATCCATTTATCAGGAGCAAAAAGTTCGCAAGATCCGGCAAGCCATACTCTTGTTTTTTTTTCTTCAACAGTCGTTTCAAAATCGCAGCTGAATATTCTATCAAAATTTTTCATGTTTTTCCTCTTTTCTAAAAATACGTGGTATTATAGTAATTTTCAAATCTCTTGCTGTTTAATTTTTTTGAAATCTCCTGTGCCTGTTCAGCCGTCAAAGGTTCTCCATTAATTACCGTTATAAATGCGCTTAATGAGCTTTCAACCTCTTCTTGATCTGATGAATACGCTATTACGTTTGCAGCTTCAAGCAGATCGTCACTTGCTGCATTTATAATTTGCATAGTTTGATTAAATCCAACCTTTTGAATTTTTTCATTTAATGCATCCAATGCAACCTGGCACGCGTCTCGATTAAATCCATCATTTAAAATTCTTATAATTTCCTCATACACAAGATCGCTCTCGGCCGGGTAAAAATCATCTGAAAAACCGCTAAAATCCTCATGCTCTTCCAGATCTTCAAATCCACCAATCTCGTCATCGCTCTCGGCCGGGTAAAAATCATCTAAAAAACCGCTAAAATCCTCATGCTCTTCCAGATCTTCAAATCCACCAATCTCGTCATCGCTCTCAGCTCTTTTTTTGCTTGCCAAAAACTCCTTTACATCCATCAGAAACCATTTTAAATCTTCTTCTGTTTCAATAGTTTTGATAACTTTTTCAGTTGTCGGAAATCCTGACTCTTTCGCCACTTCTCGCGCGATTTTTCTCAGTTCAATGCCTTTTTGCTTTTTTTTCTTTTTTCGAGTTGCTTTTCGCTGAGCTTTATATTTTTGTTGATATTTAAGTCTTGCACTTGCGCCGGTTAAGCTCTTGCCCGCTTCTGTTTTAAGGGTTCCCATTTCTTGCAGTTTTTTAGGTGTTAATTTTTTTAATCTCCTAACGCTGCCAGCTGTTATTTTTTTCGGAATGTCAGGGATCACACCATCCGGAAAAACAAACCCTTTTTTTTCAAGTCGCCTTTTTCTTTGTAAGACCATTTTTCTCTCGTGTCTATATTCAGCCACCAGGCTAGACGCTTGTTTTTTTCTTTTTTCTCTCAATGTCGTATCACCTCCATAATGTAAGTATATCATATGGACAACCATCCGG